ATGAGTTCCTGTATAACCATAAGAGTGGTCATGGTGAAGTAACCAAGGCTGATGTCCATAGTGTTGCCAGTATGGAAAAAAGAGTGCCACTGTTCGAGGCATTTCTTGAGACTGGTGTTAACTGGACACGGAGACCCCTTCATGCGTTCTGTTGGAAACCAGATGCTGTAATTGAACCGTTGGAGACAATCATGTACTGGGATTGTTTCAGCCCCTATGTAGATGTCCAGAGGCGGCAGAGACTGGCCGGACTACAAGCAGAACTGATTCGTCCAGATAACACTAAGGTTTTGGGTGATTACATGTTTACCCTTGACTGGTCCTGGGAGAACAAAGGTGTTCCTGATCTGAACTACTCAGAGACACCAGAACATAAGTGTGCTCACCTGTTCAAGGTGGAGACTGGTAACTACTACGCTTATCCCAATAATCGTATTATCTGGTTTGATAATGCATGGACCTTCAATCGTATTACCAAGAACCCTGGTTACGAGATTGATACTACAGTGTACAGTGTGGAGAACAAGAGACGTATGGAAACGTCCGACCACTATATGTACGATGTTACTCAATTGGATGACACACTATACATTCCTGATCCCAGAAAAGAACCAATCAACTACTATAATTCAATGGCAGAGGGATTGGACACCTGGCACTCCCAAGAGGGAAGATATGGCGATCCCCAATAAATAGTCAAAAAGTGATATGGAAAACCAAAACTTCCTAAGAGAGATCAACAACGATCAGAAGACTCCTAAGAATAAGAAGAAGGTTCGTGAGGATGGTTTCTATGAGGCATCTGAAGCAGATTACAAGGACTTCTGGGAGAACGAAGATACTAGTGAGATGTTGACTGAATAATTTCCTTTTGGCCTTCTAAATAACTGAGAATTGTTGTATATTAATTAAGTGCCGATCCAAAGGTTAAGTAAGGGCTTTAAGGACATTAGTGCTACATTTCAGGTCAATCCTATCAATGAAGATTTGATTGTCACCTTTAATGAGAATGCTATTGCCCGTGCCGTGCGTAACCTGGTATTCACTGTACCTGGGGAGAAACCATTTCAACCCACTGTCGGTAGTAATGTCTCACAACTTCTTTTTGAAAACTTTGATCAACTTACTGCTCAAAGTATAAAAAGAGAAATTGAAAATACTATTATTAATTATGAACCTAGAGTTAATTTAACAGCTGTTGAAGTAACTGCTAACTTTGATAATAATGCCTTTGATTGTATTATTAGATACGACATTGTTGGTATTGATGTATTACCACAACAATTATCATTTGCATTACAGCCCACTAGGTAAATGCCATTAGTCAATTTTAGTAACTTAAACTTTGATCAGATCAAAGAGTCCATCAAGGACTATCTTCGTGCTAACTCAAATTTCACTGACTATGATTTTGAGGGATCAAACTTAAGTACAATCGTAGATACATTAGCATATAATACATACATCACCTCATATAACGCCAACATGGTGTCTAATGAGGTATTCATTGATAGCGCCACGCTCAGGGAGAATGTGGTGTCTCTAGCGCGTAATATTGGATATGTCCCTAGGTCACGAAAATCATCATGTGCTAATGTAACTTTTACCGTAGATGTAAGTAATACCACCGCTGTTACTGTAACCCTTAAGGCTGGTGCAGTATTGACTTCCAGATCAACTGGAATTAATAAAAACAAGAATTATATTTTCTCAATCCCAAACGATATTACCGTTCCTGTAGATTCACAGGGTAGAGCAAACTTTAGAAATATCAAGGTATATCAAGGAACATACATTACACAAACTTATACTGTCAATTTAACCGACCCCTCACAGAAGTTTATTCTTCCAAACTCGGGTATTGACACTGATCTTCTGTCAGTTATTGTCAAAGACACCAAAGAATCTACGGTTCAGAAAAAGTTTGAACTCTATGATAGTCTTTTTGATGTCACAGCATCGACCAGAGCATACTTCATTCAAGAAATCAGTCAAGAGAGATACGAACTTCTGTTTGGTGACGATGTATTTGGTGTCAAATTAGAGAATAATAACTACATCGAGGCAAGCTACATCACCTCTGACGGTGCAGAAGCCAATAATATTACTAATTTTACCTTTATTGGTAACATGAGAGGTAATAATGGTAATGCAATCAGTCAAGGTGTGTCGGTTGTAACCACCGAAATAGCTTCCAGAGGTGGTAAAGCCATTGAAAATGTCGAATCAGTCAAGAAATACGCCCCACAAATCTACGCTTCACAGAACAGAGCCGTTACTGCAGCCGACTATGAGGGACTGATCCCTCAAGTTTACCCTGAAGCAGAGTCTGTATCGGCTTTTGGTGGTGAAGATCTGTTCCCACCTCAGTATGGTAAGGTGTTTATTAGTATCAAACCTTACAACGGTGTCTTCCTCTCTAGTGCGATCAAGGAAAATCTACAGTTTGCCATTAAGAAATACTCTGTTGCAGGTATCAGACCTGAGATTATTGACCTGAAGTATCTGTATGTTGAGGGTCTGGCTGATACTTACTATAATACTAACCTGGCTCCATCACCATCTTTCGTTCAAACCCTGGTTTTACAGAATATTGCCACTTATGCTGACTCCTCTGATCTGAATCAGTTTGGTGCTAGGTTCAAATATTCTAAGTTCCAACAGGTTATTGACCAAAGTCATGAGTCAATTACCTCTAACATTACGAATATTAACATGAGAAGGGACATGGTTGCCAAACTCAACCAGTTCGCAGAGTATGAGTTGTGCTATGGTAACCGTTTCCATGTTAAGAACCATGGTCACTCTGCAGTATTTGAAGGAGAACTACTTGGTTATAACATCAGATCTACTGGATTCCAGGTAAGTGGTATCAGTGGAACCGTATATCTTGGAGATAAGCCTTCTGGAAACCTTGAGGGTGGCACATTATTCCTCTTTAAACTCAATTCTCCTACTGAACCAATCGTTGTAAAACAGAATGTAGGTGTTATCAACTACATCAAGGGTGAGATTAAACTGAACCCACTTAACATCATCTCTACAGTCATCAATAAGTCATCACCAACCATCGAAATTTCTGTCCAACCATACTCAAATGATGTGATTGGACTCCAAGATCTCTATCTACAATTGGATGTAAATAATACAGTTGTTAACGTAATTCAAGACAATATTTCTTCCGGTAATGACATCTCTGGAACCAACTATATTGTCTCATCTAGCTATGGTACTAACCGACTTGTAAGGGGTATTCCTATTACTTCTCAAGACGTTGACACTACTGAAAGAACCGTTACGACCACAACCACTGTTCAAGAAAGAACTCCTGCTAGTTCTGGAACAAACAGACCCCAATTTACAAGCAGAGCTTCCACTGTCAGTAGATCTACATCTTCTGGCAGGTCATCCTACTAATATCAAATGACTGTAGATAGAGTAAAGTTTCAGGAAATTGTTTCTAGTCAACTTCCTAGGTATGTTAGAGAGGACTTTCCTCTTCTAACAGATTTTCTTGAGCAATACTATATTTCACAAGAGTATGAAAGTGGTCCTGTTGACCTGGTTAATAACATTGATCAGTATGTAAAGGTAGAAAACCTTACTAATCTGGTAACTGGAACTAAATTAGCCGAAGATGTAGACTATACAGAGACTGACATTACCGTTGTTTCGACTGAAGGATTTTCCGAAAACAATGGTATTATCCAAATCAATAACGAAATTATACATTATGCCACAAAAACGGCCACAGTTTTTGAGGATTGTAGTAGAGGATTCAGTGGAATCACAACTTATGTAACAACGGGTCAACCAGACACCCTCACTTTTAGTGAAACTGTCGCAGAAGTCCACTCAACTGGTGCTACTGTAAAGAATTTAAACATTCTCTTCCTTCAACAGTTCTTTAAAAAGATCAAAAACCAGTTCACACCTGGTTTTACAGAGAGAAATCTTTACAAAGGACTTAACGAACAGAACTTTATTTACGGTGCTGACAGTTTCTATACCTCTAAAGGCACTGATCAGTCTTACGAGATCCTGTTTAGAGCACTTTATGGTGAAGATGTTGAGATTATTAGACCTTCACAGTTCCTCCTCACCCCCTCTAACGCCGATTATAAGGTAACAAAGGACTTTGTGGTTGAAAAACTACAGGGTGACCCTCTCAAGTTGCAGAATTTGA